CTTCGCCTTCGGCAGGCGCGGCAGCTTCCCGTCGACCCAGGCGGCCGGGTTCGTCACCAGGACGGCCAGGTGCGGCTCCGGGCAGGTGCCCTGGGCCAGGACGGCCGTCTGGTGCGACTCCGGATCCGTCACGTACACCGTCGCTGCGAGCTGGGCTCCCATCGGTCACCACACCGTCGCAGCGATGTGGATGTCGGGGGTGTACATGACCGGCAGTGCGGCCGCGGCGCCCTTGGACCACACCTGGACCGGGTCGTCCTGGTAGCCGGTGGTGACGATGATGCCGGGGGCTTCCTCCCGCTCGATGGACGGGTTGCCGCCCGAGGACAGGACGATGCCTTCGGCGGTGAGCCCGTACTGGGTCTCGCCCATCTGGCGGGCGTCGGGCGGCAGGAGGAAGAACATGTTCTCCGGCAGCGGCCGCTTCTGCGTTCCGTCGTCGAGGTCGATGTTGACGTCGTAGTCGACGATGGGCGGCAGGTTGAAGCGGGCGCGGACGGTGTTCACGTCGGCCGGGGAGAGAACTGCGGTCGGTGTGGCGCTGGGGCTGACGGACTGGTAGTACGCGGCCCGGTAGGAGTCGTTGGCCATGGCGAGCGACATGGCCTTGTACGAGGTGAGTGCCCGGGCGGGCCGGGGGGCTCCGATGGACCGCAGGTACTCGATCCACTTGAGTTCGTCGCCGAGCATGTCCGCGGCCGGGTTGGTCCAGGCGACGGCGGCGGTGGGCATGTTCCCGGCGGGCACCTTGTGGTCGGCCTCGATGGTCAGGCCGTTCTCGCCGACAAGGGTGAACTTGCCGTCGACGAGGATGTCGCCGGCGGCCAGCTCCATGCGGGAGTGGATCGACTCGACGTGCGCGGCGACGTCGTCGTAGATGGCCTGGACGAGGTCGTCGCCGTCCATGCCGCGCTGCACGTTCTGGAGGATGGTCTCCAGCTCGCCGACGATGTACTTCTGCCCGAGGGGCAGGAGCTTGCCTTCGGTGACCCAGCGGGTGATCTCGCGGGTGGCGACCTTCGTCTGGGCGTCCCAGGCACGGTAGGAGGCGGCGGCGACCCGTCGGCGGGTGCCGCGGACCTGCCACTTGACGGAGTTGACGGTCCGCTCGGGGATGACGGAGCGGGTCAGTTCGTAGTCGGCGCGGGTCTGGATCTCCCGGACGAAGGCGTTGATCTCTGTGGGGTTGATGTCCCTCAGGAGGACTTCAAGCATGTCGTTCGGCATGTCGGGGTCTCCTGATCAGGCCTTGTAGACGAACTGGGTGTTGGAGCCGGCCGGGACGTCGGTGGGGTCGAACGCGACCGGCAGCTTCGCGGGGTCGATCTGCCCGTGGACCATGAGCGGTGCGGCGACCTTGGTGGTGTCGGGGTAGTAGGACACCTCGGTGAAGAGGAACCCGGCGAAGACGTCGCTGCCGTCCGCGGTGGCGGCTGCGCCGCCTGCGGTGGTGGTGGCGATGGTGATGTCCGGGCTGGTGCCGCCGGTGAACGACTCGGTGGTGGTGGGCGCGGCGACGTTCTCGCCGAGCTGCGTACCGCCCCAGGTGAGCGTCCAGGGGCCGCCGGCGCTGCCGGTGACGACGACGTCGCCGGGCGCGATGTTCGACAGCGCCTCCAGCGCGGTCTGGACCTGCGCGGCGGTGGCGTTGTAGGCGAGCGCGGCGGTGGTCTGCCCGGACCAGGTGATCGTGAACGTGCCGCCGGTCGGTGCGCCGGTGACGGTGAGGGTCTGCACCTCGTTGCTGACGGCGTTGTACGGCGCGTACAGCCCGGATGCGGTGAGCTTGCCCAGAGGGATGCCGGACTTCAGCTTCCGCTCGAGCTGGTACTTGGAGGCCTCGGTCCAGTGGAGGTTCTCGTCGAACTGGGTGAGGTCGAGGGTGACGGTCTCGTTGGCTTCGATACCGAGCATGCTCATGAGCCACGGGCGGCCGACAGCGAGCGTCTCGGTGCTGGTGTACGGCTGGATGTCCACGCCGTAGCCCCTTTCGCGATGTACGCGGTTGTTCGTGTGATGACGCCTGCGTGGCGCCGTCCACGGGGGTCAGGGCGTGGTCCCTTGGTCTTCAGTTGGAGGTCAGCCGGTGGGGCGCAGTCCCATGCGTTCGGCGCGCTTGCGGGCGGCTTCCTTGACGGCGTCCTTGCTGGAGGACGGCTGTCGGGGCTGGTTCCCGCCGGCCGGGCCGCCGGACGGGGCCGGGGGGAGGGTCTGCGGTGCCGGGCCGGTGCCGAACAGCTCCGTGCGGCGGGACTTGAGCGTTTCGGCGGCGGTGGCGATCGCGGTGTCGTCGGCGTCGTCGGCAACGGAGAGGAGCCGGGTGGCGTCCTCGAGGTCGTCGCCGGTGGCGCCGAGGCGTACGAGCGCGGCACGGATACGGCTGTCACGGTCCCGGGCTGCGGCCGCGCTCTCCCGGTCCTTGATCTCCTGCTCGCGGGCGGCCAGGGCCTGTTCGCGGTTGGCGAGTTCCTCGGTGCGCCGCTGGTCCTCGGTCAGCTGGGCCTGCCGGGTGGTCTCGGCGTCCTTGAGGACCTTGGCGAGGCGTTCGAGGTCGGCGTCGTCGGGGTCGTCGGAGACGGTGCCGGAGACGGTAACGCCGGCGTTCTCGGCGAGTTCGCGGAGGGCGGCGCGGCGGCCCTTGGCGTTCTCGCGGGCCATGATTTTCGCGAAGGCGGCCTGGGTCATGGGTTCGCCGGTGCGGTGGTCGCGCAGAACCTGGTCGTCACCGACAGGCTGATGCGGCTGGCCGGGGAGGACCGGTGCGGGCGGTACGGTCTGCTGGCCGCGGGCGGCGATGTCTGCCGGGGAGGGGACATGGGCCGGGTTGGGCTGGCCTCCCCCGCCGCCGCCTTGCCCGTCGTCGCTGTTGGACAGCACGGCGAGGGCGAGGGGGTGGGGGTACAGGTGCTTGAGGCCGGGGGCGGCATCGAGCACCAGGCTGTGGTGGCGGGGCTGCGCGGGGCGACGCATTAGAGACAGTCCTCCCAGGACAGTTCAGGCCCCGCGCCTGGGATCAAGGACAACACAGATCTCATTCGGTGTTCCCTCCGCTTCCCTGGCCGCCGTCGTTGTCGTCGTCGGTGGCCTCTGCTGGCACCGTTCCGGCGGGGATTCCGGCGGGGAGGATGACAGTGGGGGTTTCGGGTTCGTCGGGTGCCTGACGGCCGAGGAAGGCGGCGACTTCTTCGGGGTTGCCGAGCGCGTCAGCAAGGTCCCGGGCCTCGGTGAAGGAGCGGGCGTCGATCCGCTTGATCTCGTCCTCGGCGTCCTCGATGGGCCATCCGATGTCCTGCAGCCGCCGGATTGCCGTCTCCAGACTGATCAGGCCAGCCTTGCGGGCGGTGGCGACTTCCTCGAGGACGGCGGCCTTGTCGGTCGGGGTGTAGGCGCCGCGCATCAGCTTCGCTGGCAGCACCGGCAGCCCCATCCAGTCGGGGTGCTGGCCCGCCATGTTGAGGCGCTGGACGAACTTCGGGATGAGCCGGTCGGCGTGGTCGCGGGCCAGGCGCATCGCGGAGATGAGGGAGTCCAGGGGGCCGAGGGCGAGCTGCAGCTGGTAGCCGGAGTCGAACTCGGCGGCATCCGCGGTGCCGAGGGCGACGGCGGGGATCCGGGCGGTCGAGGCGGCCCGGTCCTTCAGGTCGTGGACGTGGTTGCGGAGTTCGGCGAGGTTCCCGCTGGTCTCGACGGAGGTGATCGTGCCACCTTCGCCGAGGGTGAAGACCATGCCGGGGCCGGCCGCGTACTGCGCCTGGCTGCTGACGGCCTTCCCGGAGATCGCGAGGATCGGGGAGCCGGTGGTCGCGGACGCGCGGGAGGAGTCGGTGTCGGAGCCGGACAGCTCATCGAACACCTGCAGAACCTTGGCCAGGCTGCTCATCCCCCAGTGCTCCCCGGACGGCGGCACCGTGTTGGGGACGTGGATGACCGGAATGAAGTCGAGCATCAGGTCGAGGTGGTCGAGGACTTCGCCTTGGCCGTTGGTGGCGAAGTGGGCCTTCTCCGGGGGCAGTCGGTCCACGTCGACGGGGCCCTTGAGGTCGCCGAGTTCCCAGGTCGCGTCGGTGAGGTAGACGGTCTTGTAGGACGGCTGTTCGCTCCACGGGTACAGGCGGGTAATCGCACCGCCCGGGTCGAGGG